CGATCTTCGTCTCGCCATCCAACTGGGCCTTCTGGAGCTGCCCCTGCGACTCGATCTGCTTCGTCTGGATCATCTGGCCCGCTTGCTGGAGCTGCATCTGCAGTTCCTGATTCTGCTGCTGAAGCTGCATCATCTGGGCCTGCATCTGCTCCGGGCTCATCTTGTTTTCGTCAGCCAGCATCGGATACTGAGCCGCGCGCATCTTCACGAGGAGATCCTTGATCTCCTTGGCCCCCGGGAAGTCCTGCATCCCGAAGTACAGCGGTCCGATGATCGGAAGCAGTTCCGGCCGCGCGGTGATGATTTCCCCGATAACCTCCGAGCCCTCCTGCCTGAGCGTCTGGAAGGACTTCCCAACGGTGATCGAGACCGAGTAGACGCCCTTGCTCAGATCGAAGAGCTTCGCGTCCTGCTGCGGGGCGCCGCCGTTCATCGGGACCGGCATTCCGTCCTCGCCCTCAACGAAGGGAGCGTTGAGCATGACCATCTGGGACTGATCCTCTTCGTCAAGGATCGACACCACACGCTCCGCGCGGTCGTAAACCTTGGGCATCAGGTCCAGGACGATCCGCGCCTCGAGGTTCATGCTCACGTCAGCGAGGTTGTAGAGGTAGCCCGAAGAACTGATCTCGAATTGCTGTTGCTCGGCCTGGATGGCCTTTCCGCTCCGCTGGGGCTGCTGTCTCCCTAGACTCGGATCGTAAGCAAACGTCCCGGACTGGAGGAATTCGTTGAACTGCTGGAGGCCGAGGATGGCGAGCGAAGAGCCGGACATGTCGATTTCGCTGCGCTGCGGCTGGCCGTAGTCCTGCCCGTTGATGAAGCGGTTGTAGAGGATGTACGGGAAGTTCCGGCGGTTCGCCTGGTCCCACCACTTCTCGTAACCTTCAACCTGCTTCGCGTCGAGCATGTAGGGAGCCTTGGGCTCCATCGCCATCCGCTCAACCAGCGTGCTCGCGGCGTAGTTGTAGGCCCTCTGAGCGTCCTTGTTCGCATACACCATCCCCACGTAGCGGCGCTGGGAGTCGAACGGCTGAAGTTCCTCACCGAACACCGGAACGAGCGGGATGTACTGCCCCATCCACTCGGACGGCCCCTCAAGGTGCTGCAACGGATCACCACCGGGCGCTAGAAGGCACTGCCAGACCTTCGGAACAAGGTGTTTTCTGCGTCGCGCGTCCTTAGTGGGCTTGAATTCCGGCGGAAGGTCCTCCGGGAGCTCCTCCTCGATCTCAACCGCTTCGCCCCCGGCCTGCACGTAGGCTTCCGGCATCTCAACGAAGGTCTGCTTCTCGTACTCCTTGTACCAGTACTCCGCGACGCGCACGGCCCATGTATCGCCGTCCTGCTTGATCCAATCCGGGGCTATCGCGTTGATCGCCTCGAAATCCCCCTCGTCCTCGGGCACTTCGGCATCAGGGTAGAGCGCCTTGAACCGCTCGATGGGCAGCCACGACGCCACGAAGGCGTAACCGGCATCCGAGTAGTCCGTCTGCTTGGCGGAGGGGTCGATGTAGACCGAATCCTGATAGAGAATCCGCTCGATCCTGATGACTTGGTCGAACGGGTGGCCGCCCTCGTCGTCGTAGTCGGTGTTGATGCGGTACCAGCCCCTTCCAGCCCAAGCAGCACGAGCGAACGCCCATCCCCGCGCCTGATCCGCCCGGCTCTCCTGCTCGATCGAGCGATACAACCCCTGAATCATTTCCGCGGTTTCCGGGCTCGCATCCGGGCTCTTCGGATGGAGGTTGATTCCGAGTCTCGCTTGCCTCTGCTGGTTGCGGATCAGCTGAAACGGCTGGTTGAGCTTGCTGATCGACAGCATGGGACGCGCGTTGCTGATCGTCCCAGACGCGACTCCACCTCTCCGCTCAGCCCTCGATGCGTCGTCCCACTGTTGCTCAGGGTCCTGAAAGCGCAGGTCATCCCGTTCCCGGCGGCCTTGATTCGACCAGGCGTCCGAGACGTACTTGTAGCGCTTGAGTGCTAGTTCGGCGATGTCCTTTTCGCGCTTCGCCATCAGTCCCCTGCCCTTAGCCCTCTGAGTTCCGCCTCGATCTCCCGGAGGTCGCAAGCCGCATCAGAAACGCCATGCCAGTCTCCGTCCCGTGACTTCGCTTGAAGGTACTCGACCATCGTCGCGTGGAGAGCAAGAAGGTGCTGCTTGCGCTCGATGTCTGGCCTTACCGGGAAACTGAGACTCGCAGTCATGGCTGAGGATTCGTGCCGCAATCCGTGTTGGCGTTGATGCAGCGATTCAGGAGCGACTGCAACGCCGTCGGAATCCACGCGTCCATGAAATCCCCGTGCGCGGTGAAATCCGGCCCGCTCGCGAGGTTCACCTCCCCAATCGGTTGAGTCCCCACGTTGTAGCGCCAGAATGACTCGATCCTCGGAAGGACGATGGGATGAGACGTCGGGCACCTCGATCCGCTCGGATAGCGCATGTGGCTGATGTGGTCCGGCGAGTCCAGATCCCGACCGTTCCAGCAGTTCGGAAACGTCATGCTCAGGACCATCGTGCCCGATCCGCACTGCGCGGGAGGCCTCGGCGTGTCCGTTCCGGACCCCGGCCCGCACTTCCACGTGATCTGAGTCCCAAGCAGCGGATTCTCGGCTGGCGTCTGGGCGTGGCCGTTGCCGATCACCATTTTGAGCCCCGCGGGGAAGGCTCTGACCGTCGTCCCGGACGGAGCACCCTTGCGGCGGTAGTAGAAGAGCGCGTTCTTCGTTCCCTGCGCCTTGGGCAGCACTCGCAGCCTCTGCGATCCGTGGATGTAGAGCGCCGGAACCCAGTACCCCGAGGTGTCGCCCCCGATCGCGCACGTGGTCCCCGCTGCTCTCATCTGATCGACGGTGGAGTTCGCTCGAGTGCCCAAGCTGCCGGCGAAGTCGTGAAGATGGCTCGCGCCGGGCTGATTCGGAAACACGATGGGATCGTCCGAAAGGCTGTGCGAGTAAGCACACGACACAATCCACCCCGGCGCAGCCGCTTCAGCAGGCAGGGCAAACAGCAGGACCAACAGGAGCTTTCTCAACCAGGAACCTCTCATTCTTCCGACTCGTAACGCAGCACGAACCACAGCGCCGCACCAGCGCCCAGCACAGCACCGATGACCAGCAGTGACGCTCCGACCAGAAAGGAGAGAATCACTTGCGAGCCGCCAAGGTGCACACCATGTCTGACGCGGCCTCCTTGTAGTTCTGGAGCGCGAAGCTCTGGTACTCCTGATTCCTCGAATGAAGCGCTGGATTGAGACTATACCCCCACGTCGCCTCGAAGTCGCACGTATAGGCGTCGTTGTGCGGGGCGTTATCCTTCCGCCAGTCCTTCGAGAGGTAGTACCACCAGAATTCCGAGACCGGCGGCCATTGGTGCGTCAGGTCCCCATATGCCCTCGTGCTGGCCCAGTGCGGCGTCACAACCAGGCACTTCCCGCCAGGAATCAGCACGCGGTAGAGTTCGTTGACGAAGTGGATGCGCTGGTCTGCGGTCAAGTGCTCCACGAAGTGCGAAGCACGAGCCTCGGTGACCGTGCTGTCCTTCCATGGCCAGCGCAGGTCCGCGAGGTCGGCCTTGATCGGCTGCCCGAAGTCGCGTACGTCCACTCCCGTGAAACCTTCTGCCGGATTCTTCCCGCAGCCGAGGTCTAGCTTGAGCTCGGCGGCTTTCTTCACGGCGCGGAGGCGCGCAGCTTTACCCATTAGTGGACTTGCCTTGTTGATCCGAACCACAACCGCGATGGACGTCCGAACAATAGCGCGTACCCCCAGACGATCAGGCCGCAAGAGATCGAACAGCTATCGGCGTCTGGATTCACGAAGATCGCAGCAAAGTGCGGGCGCTTGTCGAACTTCGGATCAACCCTGACGATCACCACATCATTCTCGCTATTTCGGAAGGCCTGGCGGCTTTACCCACGGGCCTTCTGTCCATTTCGGTCTAGATGCATCGCTCCAAGGATTCCAATCACCGAACCGATGCTCCATGCAGCAACATAAGCCCACTCGTGGTTGGCGTTAAAGCGGGCCACTGTCCCTTGAACCAACGAAGCGCTCAGGGTCAGAATGGCCGTGGCAGTATAGCGGTCAGTGGAAATCGTTCGAATGTTCCAAGCCCCCAATCCGTTACCAACTATTGCCGCCGCTACCACAACAAGCCACATCACCACATCGTTTCTCCATCGAAGTGCCCGACCTTGACCGAGCAGTCTATGGCACAGCGGTAGCCGTACTTCCGCAGGTCGGCCCACGCGTACAAATCTTGCGTGCCGATACCTTCCTTCCCAGCTACGGTCTTGAACCAAGGGCGCCGTAATCTTTCATCACGAAAGGTCTTCAAGCGCCAGAGATTGAACCCCATCCCAGTCCCGCAGCACTCGACTAGGCCGCCGCTTGGGTCCGGCGGCTGCGGCCTAAAGTTGAGCACTGGGTCCTTTGGGTCGCCCCAGATCTGAGGGACGCCACCCTCGCCCTTGGTCCAGTAGAGCCCGCCGATGCAGGCGAACTCCGGGTGCTCCTCCATACGCTTGACGAGCGCCAGCACGCCATCCGCCGGCGGCGCGTTGTCGTGCTCAAGAGTCAAGACGTACTCCCAACCCTTCAGGTCCGGATGGTCAAGAATCTGCTGGATGGCGGTTGAGTAAGCCTCTCCTACCTCCAGCCCCTGCGCCAGAATCCGGACCACGCCGTTGTTCGGCGGAAACATCAGGTTCCAGTGCGCGAGCGCGACCTTCGAGGGGATCGAATCGCCCGCCGGCAGTACGACGATGATCCGCTGCTTCTTCCACGTGCCGCCCTGGATCAGCCGCGCGCGCCCGGCGCTCAGGTTCGCGTTGTGCTTGCCGCCGAAGTCTTGAACAACGAGGCTCATAGAACCGTGAGAGACCCAAACCCGCCGGCGACGTAGCGAAAGTTCCAGGCGTTGCTGTAGCCGTTCTGGTCCGCGAAGTCTACCGCCTCGTCGGCGATTAACTGGTTGAACTGAATCGCGGTGTTGTAGACGCCCAGCGTCTTCATGCTCACCGCACGATTCATGGAGCCGAGATTGTGCGGCGTGCTCCCGACCTGAATCCAAACGGCCGCGCTCACGGTGAGCTCGTCAGCCGCCGAGATGTCCAAGTCGTTCACGGTCACGAAAAGGATGTTTGCCACTAGAAGCTCGCTGGGTTGTTCTGATTAAGGATCAACGGCGGGACCACAACGATAGGACTCTGCTTGTTCACCGCGTTCGACGCGATGCTGACCGGGAAGGCGTTGGTCGTCGCTGACCACATCCCGATCCAAGGATGAAGGCCCATCGTGGTGTTGTTCGCCGTCGCCACTCCGATGGTCCCGGAGTGAGACAGAGAGTTGGAGGCCCAGATGTAGCCACCGGAGAACTGGCCCGTCTGATTCGAGACGCCCGCAGTATCGTGGTTCGTGGCGATATAGTAGATCGAGCCGAACCGGAACACTGGGCTCGAGGACCAAGCGGTGGCATCGATGGTCAGGTAGCGATTGCCCACGAAGAGCGTCGAAAGGTTCGCGTTCGCTGCGCCCGATCCGAACGTCACCTCCACCGAGTTGAGCAGGCTGAGAGACGACGCGTTCTGGGTGTAAATCCCGATGCGGAACGTGGACGTGAACGCCTGGCTCATCGTGGCAGTCGAGCCCGACAGCGACATGCGATAGTAGAACGTGTTGCACGTCAGGTCGCCAGGGAAAGGACCACCCCACGGCGCCGCGACCAAAGGATAGATGGCGAGAGAGCGGTGCGAGCCGGCGAAGACGAAGCTGCGCCTCGGCTCACCCACTGAGTCGCCCGCGGCGTTGAGGTTGTTGAAGATGCCGAGACTTGGCGCGGACAGCGTGTTGCCGGCCGGACCGTAAACCGACAGCGTTCCGCTCGCCCCGTCGATACTCTGGCTCATGGTGATGTTCGAGCCGGGGACAAAGTGGTAAAGGATGTCGTCGCCGGTAGCGTAACCTGTGGTTCCAGCGGTGGCACCCCCAGCAGTCTGCGTGCTCATCCCGATGCTCTGCGTGATCGCGGCTGCACCTGCCTGCACGTCCACAATGATCGAGCCGTTGCTCACTCCGACCGACGCGGCGCCCGACCCCCGGAAGATCACGGTATCAAGGTTGATCGTGTTGCTCGATGACTGGGTCGTGTTCCCGGTCGCGAAGAACGAGCCGCGGATCTCGGTGACCGCTACTTGGCCGGCGTTGTTCGTCCACGACAGGTAGGCGTTGTCGCTGAAGCTGAGCGTCTGGAACGCGCTCGACCCTCCCGCCGCGCTGAAAGCCTGGTTGCTCTGGGACGTCAAGGCGTTGTGGCTGCCGACGATGGTGTGTTGCCCCGCAGCGCCCGAGCTCAAGGACAGCGTCACCCCGTTGAGGTTCGTGAACGCCAGCCGAGCCACAGTCCCCGACGTGGCGTTGTCGCTCACCGTCCAGCTTGAATTGGTCAGCGTCGCCCCAACGATAGAGATCGTGTTCAAGGCGTTCGCGGCCGTCGCCTGGGACAAGGTCACGTTATTCCCGCCGGCCAGCACGAACCGCCCGACATCCACCCGCGTATCGCCCGCTGTGTTCCCCACGTTCGACGCGCCCATGCTGAAGACGCCGGCATGCCGGTGGTCCTCGAGCGCAACCCTTGGCGCCGTTCCTACGCTGTTCGCGCTTGCAACCGGGTGAGCCAACGTCGCCGGCGCTCCGCCACCTGCAGCCGAAGCCGTGATGGTCGAGCCGTCGAGCCCGAAGCTGACAGTCGGAGAGTCTGCGAATGTCAGGTTCGAGAGGTTGTTACTCGTCGTCCCGGCGGACACGTTGATATTCGTGATCCCGGCGCCACCCGCAGCGCCACCCGGGACGATGATCGTCCTACCCACTCGATCCCCAATCCGCATTGGCGTCCCACGTGGGCGAAGCACCCGCCGCGGTTATCTCCGTCAGGACGAACGTCCCGCCCGCGCCGCTTGAGATGCCTTGAACCGGACCGATCCAGTTCTCCTCCAGCATCACGCCGCCTGAACCATCATCGGCCAAGGAACATGCCTTCAGCGCGAAGTGGTAGACAGTCTGCGTCGGGGACGTGCTGCCGTAGCAGAACTTGAGCGTGGTGAGCCCGGTGTTTTGGATGATCAGGCCCTTGCGCTTGCGGTTGAGCGCGACCACCTGAGCGGCCGCCGCTCCAATGGTCGTCTGGACTGGAGTGCTCGCCCCTTGCTGTGGAGCCCCCTCGGTGACTGATCGGACGAGATGCATCTAGGCGCTCCTATCCAGGGCTGCTAGCGCACTTGTGGCACTCGATGCGCCCGTTCGCGTGGGTACGCCACGATGACACGGCCTGGCGGCAGGTCAGGCACACGGCAATCGAGGGCTTCTTGGGCGGGCCAAGCCACCACTCCGCGAAGCGAGTGACGCCGCGCTTCGGTGCTCCCGCTGCGCGCTCCATCTTCTGAACGAACGCGACCAGCTTGCTCATGCCCAAGCCCACTCGGTCGGAGGAGGAGCGCCGCGCTTGTGCGAACTCTGCGGCCTCACCGTCGCCGAGAACGTCAGCGCCAAAGCATCGCCATCATCCGGAGAATCCAAGCCGCGCTTCTTCATGTCCTCTTTCGACTCCAGCCAGATCCGCTGGCGGTTGTCCGGACGCATCCCCGGTGCTGAAAGGTCCGCCTCGAGGTCCGAGGACTTGTCGATTGAGCCCGTCAGCAGCCAGTCCCGCATCTCAGCCCAGATGTAGTCCCGCATAAACCTGCACCGCTCCCCGGGGGAGTCCGCGCCGAAGTTCACGGAGACCACGTTGCGATGCCCGAGGGTGTTGAGCCGCTGCGCGATGGGGCCAGCGATACCAGCCGAGTCCATGAACAGCACCGCAACGTGATGCCCGTCGTAGTCCCGGCTCAGGACTTCGGCGAGTCGGGAGGTAAGGACTCCAGGGTCGCGGGTGAATTCGCCCTTGATTCGGATAGGTGGTATCGTTCGCGCATCGCATCCTCGGCGAAAGCGGATAACGTTGTCGTCTGACCCGCCCCAAGCGAGATCACAACCTGCCACGAGCGGCTCGTCGGGCAGTACCACGACACTTCGATGCTGGGCGGCATTGATGCGGGCCATGTCGATGAACTGAGCGTCGCTCGCACTCGGTGGCAGTCCACGCACTCGCACGCGGAAGAAGTCGGAGTCTTCTCCATAGTCCTGCTCCCACTCCTTGATGTGGGCCTGGTTGGTGAAACGAGAGTCCCGAGAGTCCACGACCAAGGGGTTCCAGCGGTGCTTCATCCCGCCGAAGCAGGCGTGGTAGAAGCTGCCGTTCGACCGCGTGGGGTTGCCGAAGCGGAAGATCATCGGCTCGCCGTCGGTCAACCCACCTTCCGCTACCTCGTGAACCGCCTCGGGTATGGATGAGTCCTCGTCAAAGATGTAGAAGCTGGTCGAGTCCGCCGCGTGCTGGCCGGCGAACGCTTCGCTATTCTCTTCCTTGCTGGTCTCTGGCGCGCAAAACCAGGTGTCCTTGTGCTGCGTCTGGTACATCCGCGTGCTCGTCACGGTGAACCAGTGCCCCGTCAGGCTGAGCCGCGTCCACTTCTTGATCGCTGCCCAGGTCTTGGTCTCAAGCTGGCTGAAGGTGTTCGCTGTGATCGTGCCGCGGCAGTGCGGGCGCGTGGACATGATCCACACGACGATCCAGGCCGCCATGACTGACTTCCCGATACCATGGCCGCTCGAGACAGCCCGGCGGACCGGGGCGACCGGAACCACGCCGTCGAACTTGTTGGCGGCACACTCCTTGCCGATGGACTTGAGGAATGCCTCCTGCCATTTGTCCGGGCCGGCGCTACCCTGCAGTTCGCCCGGCAGCCCCCAAGGGAACATGACCTTGACGAATCCCAAGGGATCGTTCCTGAAGCGAGCGCACGCCTCGCTTAGCTCGGTGTCGAGGTCAAGCGCTGCCGTTGCCATTGCCGATCCGCTTCAAGTTCCGGAGAAGGATCTCCATCTTCGGGCCAGCCTCGTGCATCACGTCGGCCTGTACCCGTTCCGTGGGGCGCCCGTAGGAGCGATCGAGGAGCTGCGTGTACGCCTGCGTGCTGGGGTCCTTCGTGTAGATCCAGTGGGCCTCTCCATCGCTGGCGAGGGCTGCATCCATCTGGGCCTCGTCGGTCACCCGCTCGAACTTGCCCGTCTTGGGGTCGCGGAACATGAGATGCTTGATGCCTTCAGCGCTGCGGATCTGGGCCTCGGTCATGGGGCCGAGAGCCTTTCCAACCATCTCTCGGACGAGCGCCTCATGGGCAAGCTTCTCAAGGGTTTTCTTGCTCTTGCTTCCCTTCGGCCTGCCGCCGGGGTGCTTCTTTTTCCCATCCCGCATCAGTTTCTAAACTCGAAAACTGTCAGAACCCGAACATGGTCAGGCGCGAATGCCATTCGGCATGATGGGCCATTGCGGCTTCCGGAACCAATACCCAGCACCTCTTACAGAGAACAACCACCAGATGAGTGGCCTCAAATTTATCGCTAAACTCTGTGGCCCACTTTACGTCTAGAACTTCCCCTAGGGCCTCTTCGGATCGCTGCATCCTAGTAATTCCCGCTCAGGTAGCCCGGCTGGTACGCAGCGAAGGGGTTCGAGTAGGGCTGCGACATCGGATAGCTTCCAAAGGTGCTCCCGCCTCCCTGCTGGGTTGCATAGCTCATGCTGTTGATGTTCGGGGTTTGGTAGCCTCCAGCTTGCTGGCCTGGGACGGAGTAGCCGGGGATCGGGCGGAAGCTTCCGAGGCCGCCGAGGTTCGGCTGCATCATGTTGCCGCCGGGCATCCCGTAGCCTGGTGCGCCTCCCATGGAGCCGAGGGTCATTCCTGCTTGGCCGATCGCGCCTCCTGTGTAGCCGGGGCGGTACATGTTTAGGGCGTTGGCATCGTAGAGCTCCCCTTGGCGGTTCATCTTCATGCCCGTCGCGGGGTCGGTCTGGAGGCCGTTCAGGTACTTCTGATGAAGCCAGGCGTCCTGTCCACCTCCGGGACGGTTCGCTAGGTCTGGGTTGTTCGCGAAGAACTGCCGGCGCGCGGGGTTGGCGTAGGAGCGCTGCACGTAGTCAGGGACGGCCTCCCACTGGGCTGTGCCTCCCTGCTCTGCAATGCGGCCGCTCTGGTTCGCGAGCGGCTTGCGGTAAAGCTGGCCTCCCCTGTCCTCGTAGCTCCATGTGGGGTTCGCGAAGGCTCCGTACTTGGCCTTGAGGGCTTCCCGGTTGAGGAAGGCCATCCCCTGCTCTTTCGCGGGGCGGTAGCCTTGCTGTTCGAAGGAACCTCCATACTTAGCCTTGCCTGTCGCGGCGCGGCGGTTCGCTGCCTGTCCTGCTCGCTCCGCTTCGGAATACCTCTGAACCCTCTCGGGCATTAGCGGAATCCTCCCTGAAGCCACGGAGCCATCCCATAGCCGAACGCTCCTCGGATGCTCTGCGGCCCCTTTGCCCAGGGCGTAGCGCCCGACGGCTGAGGAGCAACCTGCCATGGCTGGCCGCCGGTGTAGCCGCCACCCGGCATCTGGGGTAGACGTTGTGGCGGCGGCATGTCATAGGGGATTCGCCGGGGATCGAACATCGGAGGAGCCTGCATCTGACCTTGCATCGGTGCCTGCCTGCGCGGCCGCGGGCCGAACATCCCGCTACCACCCTGACGCATCCCCAAGTCTCCGAGACTACCGGGAATCGGCATTGCCCCTCCCTAAATCGCCCAACGTCATGCCCCTGTGCTTGCGGAGTTTACGCTTTCCTTCAGACTCGCGCAGCACCTGCGATGCAAAGCCACGCGAAAAACCCTTAGCCGAGCCTGTTGGCTGCCAGCCATGAGCGACGGCCCGTGCGACTCGCTGCGTGGCTGGGGACCAAGGCATTAGGCAGCCTTCCCGATCACATCTAGGCACATCACTACCTCATCACGCCCAACGAGATACTGCGAGGCTGCCCGGACCGCGATGCCTCCCTTGACGGCAACCGCGACGCTGGTAACCCCCTGCGGCGCCAACGGACGTACGAACCTGGTCAGCCCGAGGCGCTTGACATCATCCACAAGGGCATTAATCGCAAACTCTACTTCCTCCGGAAGGAAGTCCACCCTACGTTGATGCCATCCCTGGGGATCGCCTCGCTCCACCAAGAGTTCGCACTCACCACACGCCTTCTGCAAAGCAATCGCGGCTTTCTCAGCGATCACTTTCAGTCCCAGCGTTCTCATGGCCCTATCGCTGGTACAAGCAATTCAGCGTGGCGTCCGCCGTGACTCGGATCGCGAAGAACCGCGGGATGTCCGTATTGCAGACCTCGAAATACGATCCAGCAGCCACAAGTACGCCGGTCGCAGCCGTCGGGATCGCCTGGACCAAGAAGCGAATCTGGTCTGTCTCCACGGAGCAATAGACACGCTGCGCCGAGGGGCCGGTGCTGCTCCCGTTCACCTTGGAACCCGTGAAGCCGACAGCCGTAGCTCCAACGGTGATCTTCTCTGAGTCGAACGTTTGCGGCGTGGAGGTCTGACCCACGCTGCAATCCGCCCATGCGGGGAGCGTGAAAACGGCGGCGACGAGGAAAAGCAGCTTGCGCATTCAATCCTCCCTAGGGCATGTCGCGTGTGAGCAGGTGCGATCCGCGGAACACCGTCAGCGTACCGCTGGCGGCCGTGTTTCCCGCCGCTCGAGGAATTAGCGTGCCCGTGTTGCTCGTTTCGATCGAGCCATCGCACTCAAACTCACCCGTACCTGTTATCGTGGCGAGCGTGATGTCCGTAGCGAGCGCGGTGGTTTGCTGAGTTTGCCCCACGGCGTTGTTCGCGAACGTCTTGCACGTCACGCGGAAGTCTGTTGCCGTGACCGTGCCGCCGTCGAAGTCAAACCTTAGCCCATCGGCGTCTGTGGAGTTGTCAACCTGCGCCACGAACCGAAACGCATACTTACGCGTCGTCGTGAGCGAGGTCGTCAGATCCGTAATGTTCGTCGGGGTGATCGTCGCGTTCGTGTGGTTCGCCGTGAGGAATTGGTCGCCGGCGGCGTTCTGTATCCAGCCATCACCGGTTGGGTTGCCCGCACGAAGGATACCTGCGCCCTGCCTGGTAAGGCCTGCGTCCGCAGAAGCGCCAATGCTTATCGCCGCCGAACCGCCGGAATTGAGAACCTGAAATCTGGTAGTGCCGTCAACGGTAAAGTTCAATATCCCAGTGCCCACGCCCCCAAAGAACATTCCCGTATCCGTGTCGCTGGCAGCGCTATACGTCGGCGCTCCTGCCGTTCCGTCCGGCCCTCTCAGCGGGAACGCCGCCGCGCTTACGCTGGTCGCTGCGCCTCCACCTCCAGAAATCACGCTGGTCTGCGCAGAGACCCACATCCCCAACGTGAGCAGCCAAGCTGCTACGCCGGCCGTCAGAAGCAACGCACGCTTACGGTTTGTCATTCGGCTCCTCACGAGGCTCGCGTGGAACACGCTTCCCGATCCGATTCTGCCAAGAGGCTATCGAGGCGACGATCGTAGCAAACGATGCACCGGAAAGGGCCTTCCGTTGCACAGGAGAAGCTAGGCCGAGATCGTACTCCGACAGGAGCCACCCAAGCGTAGCCACCGTTAGCCGCCAGTTGGTACGCAAGAGCAGGCGCTTGACCAGTTCGATCACTTGCCATCCTCGCCCCTCAGTTCCAGCGACCTAACCCGCGTCTTGAGCGCAAGCACATCAGCTTGAGCCAGCGCCAACTTGGACCAAACGGAGTCAAGCACACGCGTCACGATCCCTTCGCTCGCTTCCTTGAACCCCTGAAGAATGGCTTCGGTGTTCAACGTCCCGAGCTCCAAACGGGCGTTGCGATCGGCGTGCAGTTCCTCGCGGAGAGCGTGGACCATCGCGGAGAGCGTGCTGACTTCGCTCTCCATGACGAGGCGGTTGTCCCGGACCTTGTCCTCGAGGTTGTGGTGCCCGACCTCGATCGCGCGGACTCGTCGCTCGTCATCTGGCGAAAGTCCCGATGTGCGCCCGAAGAGGCTCCACAAGTAGCCGTTGCCTCCTACCTGGCCTGATCCCCGAACTCACGCTTCGCGGCGTCGGAAGGAGTCATACCTCCACCGACGAGGAACGTCCCCGCGAAGGTCAAGAGTTCGATCACGACGTGCGGCGCCTCCGGGACGGCGCGGAGCGCGGTCCCGAGTGCCACCAGAAACCCTCCGACCGATGAACGATTCTTGCCGAGCCATCCCATACGCCCCTCTTTCTCAAGCTGCTTCAGCTTCCGCTTCGCGAGCCAAAGCGCGACCGTCTCTTTAACGCTCACCGGAAGATGATGAACAGGCCGAACAGCATGACGAGAAGGAAGATCACGCCTTGATCCTCCTCTACTCCGGGCCTTGTACGGTTATGCAAGCCTCTCCGAATTCCGTTAGATCCAACGGCTGCGCGCGCACGCAGGCGAATCCGGGAGTCGTAATCTTGAGGAAAACTGAGGAGCTGCTTTGATCTCCGAGGAATTCGCACCCGATACCTCCCACGCACCACCAACGGACCCTATCAAACGAGCGACAGTCGTCAACATCAAATTCGGGCTCCGATGCTCCTGCATAGATCGGAGTCGCGTGGGCGAGCGGGACGACACCCAAAGGCCAAGCGACCACGATGTCGCCCGAGTGCCCCTTGTCTACCCTTTCGAACGTGATGCGCGTGCCGCGGATCTCGCACAGTTCCGCCGTGGGAATTGGTGTAGGGGTCGGATCAGGCGTGGGCGCGAGTGGAGTCTCTTCGCCGCAGGACACGAACAGGAACAGGGCAGCGAGAATAATGAACCAGCGCATCTATGCCTCCAAGGAGCCGGCGACCGGCGCGGAGCACGCACATTCGCTCAGGGCGAAGTGCGGGTAGTCGCGCTGCATCCAACTCCCGCCCCATTCCAGCCCGAGCTCTTCAGCTTCTCGGCCGAGGTCATACCAGAGCGACCCGCCGGGATTCCAGTTCTTCTCGGCCAAGTACTCCTTGGGGCAGACGTCGAACGCGAGGGCGAGGCCGTGGGGAGGCTGGGGGAGATGTTTCGAACGGAGCGTCCACGAGACGCCCATGGCGAGGTAGTAGGATTGCCGGGTGGCGTCGCGGAGGGTTTCGATGAGTGCGATTTCGTTTCCCGCCGCGCCGGCTCTTTCTCTCAACTGGACGTAGAGCAAACGCACGCACGGACACAAAAGCAGTGGATCACGTGAGCTTGTGCCGGGTCTTTCCGTCTGGGCCACGACGGGCAGGCATCCTCCGCTGCTATATCTTGCGTGAGGATTGTAAGGAGACGACTAGGGCTTGTCAATCACCAGTAGCTTGTCGGCTTGGGCCAGCGCTTCGTTTCCCTTACATCCTGGGCATGATGGCCGCAGCCAACAATCATGCGGCATCCCGTCTAAGGCATTTCGCATCGCGAGGAACGCGGCAGCGTAGGGGAGCAGCAGCGGTATCGCCTGCGCTCCAAACGCTGGCGTGCTGCGGTCGCTGATCTCTGGGCATGTGCTCAGTAGTCCTGCGATCTGTCCTGCCATCTCTTCGGCGGTCATGGCTTCTCCGGGGCTAGGGCGGCGCGGGCGCGTTCCATCATGGCGTCGTAGGCTTCTGTGGTTTCGGGCTGATCCAACATTCCGCGTAGCGCCTCCTCCAGCACTCGGATGCGCTCGCGGACTGCGATCAGCAGCGACTCCTTGACCCAGTTCTCATTCTCGGGCAGCCGCCAGCCCATGCAGTTCTCTTGTCCGCAATTCACCAGCCTCTCGCGGGCGGCGGCGAGGTCGGCCTCGGCCTTCTCGCAGCGCAGGCAGCGAATGCCGCTCAGCACCGCTTCTACCTGCCTCACCCTCCAGGCTTCGATCAGGCGGGCGGCCCAGACTCGCGAGGCTTCTGGCAGCAGCCCACGCGGGCAGAGCTGATCGATAAGAGCCAGCGCATCGACGCTTGGCTCGGGCTCGGGCACATGCCGCGTCTTTTCCCATCCCGGAATCTTCTCGGCGGGGATCAGCGGCTCGGCGGGCTCGTGGACCCAGTTGCCTTCGCCATCCTGCCAGTCTTGTGGCTTAGCGGGCTCGTGGGCAGCGCGAGGCTGGCCGCACTCACGCTTGCCGACCATGGCAATGCAGTAGTCGCTACGGTACTTACTCGAAGGATCGGCATACCCCGAGCCTAACGCTCGGGTGTATGGATGCCCCAGCGGCAGCGGGGCGCTCATCGGTTCCCTCGCTCGGCACGCATGGCCTTGTCAATCTGACGACGGTTGACTACAGGTTTCCAGTCCA